ATAAGCTGGACCGTAAGGAACAGCCGATGCGGGTGGATGTAGAGGGTAACCACGTAACGGTTACCAAGGGCGACGATGTGGTGAGGGCCAGCAAATGATTCCGGCAGCGTTGCTCCCGATTGTTCAACCGTTGCTCGCTAACGGTTTAAATCTTGTGGCCAATGCCGTCATGGCAAAGGGCAAGAAGGTGGTTGAGGAAAAGCTCGGCGTTGAGATCAAGCCAGACATGTCGCCCGAGGACATCATGGCGCTGAAGACCGCCGAAATGGAGCACGAAGAGGAACTGCTTCGGCTGCGGATTGAAGAGAACAAACTTGACTTAGCCGAACTAGAGATGCGGCTAAAAGATACCGATTCAGCGCGGGACCGTGAAGTGTCGATTGCGACTTCAGACAAAGCACCTTTATTGAACAAAATCGTCACCCCAGTCCTTGCGCTGTCTATTTTGCTTTTGACCTTTGTGCTGTTTGGTGTGGTCATGTTCGACAACAGCCCGGTCGAAGCGTCCCGTAAGGACATCCTGATTTACGTCCTCGGTGTCTTGTCGGCCATTGCAAGCCAAATCGTCTCGTACTACTTCGGCTCTAGCCAGAGCAGCAAGGACAAGACTGATGCGCTCAAGGAGGCGATGAAATGAGCAACGTCGCTGAACAAGCCGCCTTTTTGCTGGATGTGGGTAAATTGGTTCAAAAGGCCACGGAGCTTGGATTTCAGGTCACTGGCGGCGAGTTGTACCGCACTCCAGAGCAGCAGCAGATCCACGTCAAAGCCGGTCGCAGCAAGACCATGAATAGCCTGCACCTCAGCCGTCGGGCCGTGGACTTGAACTTCTTTAAGGACGGGAAACTGACTTACGACAAGGCCGCGCTGGCACCGCTTGGGGCATATTGGGAGAGCCTGCACCCGCTCAATTCGTGGGGCGGAAACGGGATTAAACTTGTCGATGCTCCCCATTTCAGTCGCGGTATTGGAAAGCCGGAGTGGCGACGGGTCACTGACAAGTAACATTTGCTACAATTTGAGCCAATGAGTCTTGCCCTTAACTGGTAAGACGCGGCACTAGGAGAGGGTTATGCCTGCGTCGATGACATTTACCAGTTTGCAGTCGGACATCCGCAACTACCTTGAGCGCGGCGGGGCGACCGACCCTATTGTCTTTGAGCAGATTCCCCGGCTGATTACGCTAGCCGAGCGTCGGATTGCGCGTGAACTCAAGATTCAGGGTTTCCAGAACGTGGTCACCATGACCATGCAGACGGGAGTGGCTGTCTATGCGAAGCCGGATCGCTGGCGTGACACCATTAGTATCAACATCGGCACGGGCACCGGAAACAACACCCGTGTTGCGATCTACCCTCGTTCGTATGAATATCTGAGGGATTACTGGCCAAACGAAACGCAGACCGATGTTCCAAAGTTTTACGCGGATTACAACTACAACTACTGGATCTTTGGCCCGACGCCCAATGCGGCGTACCCGGTAGAGATTCTGTACTACGAACTGCCGCCGCTTTTGGACAACGGAAACCAGACCAACTGGCTGTCGGAATACGCACCGAACTTGTTGTTGTACGGGTGCCTTGTTGAGGCAACGCCGTTTGTTAAAGATGACGAGCGTGTGCAGTTGTGGCAGTCGTACTATGACCGGGCGCTTGCGGCGCTGAACGGTGAGGACTTGCAAAAGATTGTTGACCGGTCTACGAACCGGCGTGAGGCATAACTATGACGGCGTCCTTCACACAAACTTTCGGCGGCACCAACATCTATTCCAGTGATGTGTCGTATCGCTATGTCTCGCTGACCATTAGTCAGACTCTGGATTGGCCGCTTGAAACGGCTCCGTCGCAGGATGTCGTGGCGTCCATTATGGACATCAACCCGACGACGACCAGCCTTGTCATCACGATGCCCGATGCCACGCAGGCATCCACGGGTGAGACGGTCCTCTTCAACAACGTCGGTGCAAATACTTTTAGTATTGTTGACAGCACGGGCACTCAGATCTGTGCACCAACTTCGGGCAGCACGTTCCAGATTTATCTAACGAGCAACAGCACGGCAGCGGGTACGTGGCGTTCGTTCCAATATGGTGCATCGGCATCGGCTACAAATGCTTCGGCGCTTGCGGGTCTTGGCATCAAAGCCATTTCTACCACGCTCAATCAGTCGATGCCGGTATCGTCCTTTAATGGTAACTACACCGCAGGTGTCAGCGACCGCTCAAAAGCATACGTGTGGACAGGTGGTGCGGGTACGTTGTCTCTGACGGCAGCGCCGACGCTGGGTAACGATTGGTTCTTGCAAGTTCGCAATGGCGGAACCGGTGACTTGACTGTTGACCCAAACAGCTCCGAGTTGATTAACGGCGCCGCAACACTGGTTCTTTCGCCCGGTGATTCGTGCATCATCATTACTGATGGCATTGAGTTTTGGACGATTGGCTTTGGTCAGTCTGCTATCTATGCCTTTAGCGTGCTTCAGATTGACATCTCGGGCACCGGTAACTACACGCTTTCAATTGCCGAACTCAACAAGACCGCTTACATCTTTACCGGTACGCTCACGGGTAACCGGGACATCATTGTCCCCACGACGACTCAGCAGTACTGGATCAGTAACCAGACTTCGGGCTCTTACACGCTTGGCATTCGCACTGCGGGTCAGGCCTCTCCCGGTGTTACGGTCTCTCAAAATGCGCGGGCGATTTTGTATTGCGATGGCACCAACGTGGTGGATGCGGATACGTCAACGATTGGTATTCCGCTTTCTGTTGCACAAGGTGGTACGGGATCTACTACGGCATCGGGTGCGAGAACCAACTTGGGCGCAACGACCGTGGGTAACGCGGTGTTTACAGCAGTCAACGCAGCAGCAGCTCAAGTGGCGCTCGATCTGGACCCCATTAAGGGCGGCACGTACTAATGCCTCTTCGGCCAATCATTGTTCGCTCTGAACCCGGCATCAAGCGGGACGGAACGAAGTTTGAAGGCAGCAACTACGTTGACGGACAGTGGGTTCGTTTCCAGCGTGGCCTGCCGCGTAAGATTGGCGGGTTCCGTGCGTTGCAAGACCGATTGGATGGCATTGCTCGAAGCATGCACATTCACAACCATAACGGTTTTACCTACGTCCACATTGGGACATCGGATGGCGTCTTTCGTTTTCGATTGAGCCAGAACGGTGCTAGTAGCATTGTTACCAATCGAACTAATGCCGGATATGTCAGCAACGACAATGCCAACTGGATTTTTGACGTAGCCTATAACACGACGACCAATCAAAACGAAATCTTGGCGCATGTGGCATTTGACATTGAAGACATTTCTTCCGATGCCAATGGCGCGTTGTACCGAGGCTACGACAACGGCACGGCTCCGCTTGATCTTGTACCGGCGGTAACGGTCTCTGGCGGCATCGTTGCCTTGGCTCCGTATGTGTTTGCGTATGGTTCTGACGGCTTTGTCCAATGGAGCCGTGCGGGATATACGGACGATTGGTCAGGCGGCGATGCCGGTGGCGCACGAGTCACGAGTCAAAAGATCGTCAAGGGTCTCCCGCTTCGTGCCGGTGCCGGTAACGCGCCTGCTGGACTTTTCTGGTCATTGGATTCGGTAGTCCGTGCGACGTACGTTGGTGGCCCTGCGGTCTTTCAATTTGACACGATTACTTCGCAGTCCAGCATTCTCTCCGGCAAGAGCGTGGTGGAGTACGACGGTATTTATTTCTGGTGCGGTGTTGACCGCTTCTTGATGTTCAACGGCGTCGTGCGAGAAGTGCCCAATCAACTTAACCTGAACTGGTTCTACGACAACCTGAACTACGCCCAGCGTCAGAAAGTGTTTGCGGTAAAGATTCCCCGATGGGGCGAGATCTGGTGGTGTTACCCGCGTGGCAACGCGACTGAATGCACCCATGCCGTGATCTATAACGTCCGTGAGAATACGTGGTACGACACGGAACTACCGGGCGGCGGGCGATCTACCGGTGCCTACGCACAGGTGTTTAACTCACCGATGATGACCGGCATCATTGATACTGAAACGACGCAGTATCGTGGCATTCAAAACACCGAGCGACG